CTACGGATCGGCCGGGCAGATCGCGGCGACGACGGTCACGACCAGCGGCAACGCGACGGTCGGCGGCGATCTGACGGTGACCGGCAACCTCACGGTCAACGGCACGGTCACGACCGTGAACAGCACTACCGTCACGGTGGATGACAAGAACATCGAGCTCGGGTCGGTCTACTCGCCGACTGACACGACCGCCGACGGTGGCGGCATCACACTCAAGGGCTCGACCGACAAGACGATCCTCTGGCTCAACGCGACCGACTCGTGGACCTACAACCAGAACATCGAACTCACCTCGGGCTACGCCTACCGCATCGACGCCGTGTCAGTGCTGAGCAAGACGACTCTGGGCTCCACGGTCGTGTCGTCTTCGCTCACGAGCGTCGGCACGATCGCCACCGGTGTCTGGCAGGGCACAGCCGTCGGCGTCGCCTACGGCGGCACCGGGCTCACGTCCGCACCGCAGGGCTCGGTGCTCGTGGCGAACACGGCGAACACTTACACCGCGCTTGACGGCGGCGGTACGAACGATGGACTCCTCGCCTACACGGCATCGAGCGACACGATCGCCTGGGCGACGAGCATCGACGGGGGCACCTTCTGACGATGCCCACAACAGTCAAGATTCGCCGCAGCGGCACAGCGTCGGCCACGCCGTCGGCGCTTGAGCACGGCGAGATCGCGATCAACTACGCGGACGGGAAGGTGTTCTGGAAGAACGCCTCGAACGTGATCACGTCGTTCACGTTCCAGAGTTATGCGCTCGCCAGCCATACGCACTCGATTTCTGATGTGACGGGCCTGCAAACAGCCCTCGACGGCAAGGCTTCGTCATCGCACACCCACGGCAACATCAGCAACGCCGGTGCGATCGGATCGACGGCGGATCAATTCGTGGTCACCACGACGAGCGGCGTGCTCACTGCGGTGTCGGCCGCGACGGCACGCACCACGCTCGGCGTGCAGCCGACGGCGAGTCCGGCGTTCACTGGCGCAGCGACGTTTGAGAACACGGGCAACGTGGTCCCGGTGACAGTGACCAACGCAGGCACCGCGAATAGTTTCGTCGTCAATGACGCCAGCGGGGATACGACGCCGTTTGTGATTGATGCGAGCGGAAACGTCGGTGTCGGCACGGCATCACCGTCTACTGCTCTAGACGTTGCCGGTACTATTCGGTCCGGCTCGGGCAGCACCGATCCTGGCACCGGCGCAGTGATGTACTTTGTCGGTTCAGGGTCTTTTCAGACAGTGATCGCTGGTGCGGCATTCGCAGTTCACACAGGCAATAACAACGACCGCACGCAAAAACTATTCATCTCCTCCACCGGCACCGCCACGTTCGCTGGTCAAGTCCTCGTCACCGCAGGCAGCGTGTCAGCGTGCAGCGTGGCACCGAGCGGCGATCCAAATACGGGGCTGGTATTCCCGTCGGCGGACGTTGCGACGATCGTCACCAACGGCAGCGAGCGGCTGCGCGTGGATGCGAGCGGCTACGTCATCATCTCCAAGTCCGCCAGCGGGACGACCGGGCCTGAAATGGTGCTGCGAAACACGGCGTCACTGGCGACCAGCAATGCGTGCAGAATTTCCTTTCTCACCGACTCTGGAGCGTCTGTCGGCGGTACGCCAAATGGCGCAATAGATTGCATCAACACAGGTGGGGGCGGTGCGTCGTCTCTGGCGTTTTCGACGTGGAACGGCTCGGCTATTGGCGAGCGGGTGCGGATTGATGCGTCGGGGAATGTGGGGATTGGGACGACGAGCGCTGCGGGCCGCTTGCACGCATACAACGGTGCCGACGCTACTACCGCAGTTCTGATTGGAGAGGTTAGCGGCGCTTTTTCTAACGCTGCCGACATGAGTCTGCGACGCGGCGGCACTGAGTTGGGGAGGGTGTCGGCGGATTACTTTGACGGCATGAACTTTTTGGTTACATCTGGTAGCGGCAACGCCGCCGTGCAGAGGATGCGGATCAATGCTGGCGGCGAGTTGATGATCGGCACCACAACCGACAACGGTGCCTACCTCCTGCAAGTCAACTCACAGATTTACGCCACCAACGCGACGATCGCCACCTCTGACGCACGCTTCAAGACGAACGTCGAATCACTGACCGATGCCACTAGCGTCATCGAATCGCTGCGGCCCGTCGCGTTCGACTTCATACCGCAGGAAGACCGCAACTTCGCCGCCGAGCGTCAGGTCGGACTGATCGCACAAGAGGCGCAGGCGGCACTCGCTGGCACCGACTACGCCGACAGCGTGGTCGCTCAGTGCGGAGACCATCTTGGCTTGGCATATGAGAAACTGGTGCCGGTGCTGATCCGGGCACTGCAAGAATCCAACGCACGCATCGCCGCACTAGAGGAGAGGATCAATGGCTGACATCCCCACGCTGTACTGCGCCGAGCCGCTGGACGTGCCTGCAAAACTGTTCGACAAGCTGTGGGTGCGTGAAATCGTCTTGTCCAGCGTGACAGGCGGCGAAGCCGAAGCCCGTGTGACACTCGTCCGTTTCCGCACCACCGAGACCGGCGTCGAAGAGGCACCGGCCGAGCCGGTGCGGCTGCACGTGCGCGACCTGCTCGCGGGAGCGGAGGCAGACGCGGACCTCGCGGCGGCGGTGGGGGCGCTCATGGCGTATGTGGCGAAGGTCGGCGTCGAGCAGGGCGTCGTCGCGGCGGGCGAGTGAGATGGTCGTCCTGTCGTCGATCCTGCGTCGCGACGAACCGCAGCGCGAGCGACGCGAGCGGGTGCCGCTACCCGGCGAGCTCGCCGTCGTCTGCGTGTATTGGAACCCGGCTGGCTGGCGATCGCTGCGGAGGAACTACCTCCGGTTCCTCCACGAGATGCGGTGGTGGGGCGTGCCGACGTTCAACGTCGAGCTCGCCTACGAAGGGCAGGACTACACGTGCGACGACGCGTGGCTCCAGGTCCGAGGCGGCGACCGAAACGTGCTCTGGCAGAAGGAGCGGCTCATCAATCTTGCAGTCGAACGCCTGCCCGACCGCTTCGACAAGGTGGCATGGATCGACGCCGATATGGTCTTCCTCGACCACCAGTGGCCCGAGCGTCTGTGCCGCACGCTCGAAGAGTGGCCGGTCGTGCAGATGTGGAACGAGTGGCACTGCGCCGGGCCGGACGGGCAGATCGAAAGTAAGAAACTTTGCGTCGGGCATCGCTGCGAAAGGTATCTCAGCGAGCAGAACTGCTGTCCTGGCGGTGCGTGGGCGGCACGACGCGACATCTGGCCGCTCTACGATCGCCACATCGTCGGCAGCGGCGATTCGATGATGGTCGAGGGATGGACGAACCACCAAGTGAAACGCTGTCTGCGACTGATGAACGAGCCGATGGCGAGGCACTTCCGCGAGTGGAGCGAGGTGGCGTACGCGAAGGTCCGAGGCGAGATCGCGTGCCTGCCCGGTGACGCGATGCACCTGCACCACGGAAGCCTCGCCGACCGCCAGTACCACTCCCGGTGGTATCCCGTCGTGAACGGCGGATATGACCCGGCGACGCACGTCGAGGTGGACGAGAACGGGTTGCTGAGATGGACGGACTCGGCACCGCCGCAACTCGTCGAGTGGGTGCGGGGCTACTTCGCGAGCCGGAACGAGGACGGCTGAGTTGACACGTGCCGCACCATGCGGGCATGGACATATCAACCAAGCGAATCCTCGTCACGGGCGGTGCCGGGTTTCTCGGCAAGGCAGTCTGTCGCGTGTTGCACGGTCGCGGATGCCGCCACATGATCGTGCCTCGCAGGGTCGCTTGCGACCTCACGAGCGAAGAGGACGCGATCGACCTGTTTGATGACCACCGGCCCGAGGTCGTGCTGCACCTCGCGGCCGAAGTCGGCGGCATCGGGGCGAACATGGCGACGCCGGGACGGTTCACCTACGCCAATCTCGCGATGGGGCTGCACGTGATCGAGCAGTGCCGACGGTTCGAGGTGGAGAAGGTCGTCGTCGTCGGGACGGTGTGCAGTTATCCACTCGACCCGCCCGTGCCGTTCGTCGAGTCGGATCTCTGGAACGGCTACCCCGAGCCAACGAACGCCGGGTACGGCGTAGCGAAGCGAGCGGTGTACGAACTCTTGCGGCAGTACCACAAGCAATATTCCCTACCGGGTTCCGTAGTGATTCCGACGAATCTCTACGGACCATTCGACAACTTCGACCCGGCGTCCAGCCACGTCATCCCGGCGATGATCCGGCGATTCTGCCGCACCGATCCGGTCACGCTCTGGGGGACGGGCTGTGCGTCGCGGGAGTTCCTGCACGTCGATGACGCTGCTGAGGGAATCGTGCGAGCAGCGGAAACCGTGACGACGCCAGACCCGATCAATCTTGGTGGTGGTGGCGAAGTGCAGATGAGGAAGCTCGCCGAGATGATCGCGGGCGAGTGCGGCTACATGGGCGTGATTCGCTGGGACTCATCGAAGCCCGACGGTCAGCCACGCCGTGCGGTCGATGCCACGCGAGCCCGCGAAATTCTCGGGTGGACGCCGAGGGTCAGCCTGGAGAACGGAATCGCCGAGACGGTCGCGTGGTGGAGGGATCAATGCGCGTCGCTCTGATCACCGGCATCACCGGGCAGGATGGCTCCTACCTCGCCGAGCTCCTGCTCGCGAAGGGCTACATCGTCCACGGCATCGTGCGACGGTCGAGCACCTTCGGCACGCAGCGGATCGAGCACATCTTCAATCGGCTGAACCTGCACTACGGCGACGTGACCGACGGCGGCGCGATGGCACGGCTCGTCGCTGAGATCGAGCCCGACGAACTCTACAACCTCGCGGCACAGTCGCACGTGCGGGTGTCGTTCGACCAGCCCGCGTACACGGCGGAAGCGGTCGGCATCGGAGCGCTCAACGTCCTCGAAGCAGCCCGCGTCGTGCCTGGGTGCCGTGTCTATCAAGCGTCCTCCTCCGAGATGTACGGGCAGGTCGCCGAGACGCCGCAACGGGAGACGACGCCGTTTCGGCCACGATCACCGTACGGCGTGGCGAAGGTCTACGCTCACTGGATCACGGTGAACTACCGCGAGAGCTACGGGATGCACGCCTCGTGCGGCATCCTGTTCAATCACGAGAGCCCGAGGCGGGGCGAGACGTTCGTCACCCGCAAGATCACGCGGGCGGCGGCACGCATCGCCAGCGGCATCCCCGAGACGCTGTACCTGGGCAACCTCGACGCCCGGCGGGATTGGGGCCACGCAGCCGACTACGTCGAAGCGATGTGGCTCATGCTTCAAGAGGACGAGCCGGACGACTACGTCATCGCGACAGGCGAGACGCACAGCGTGCGGGAGTTCTGCGAGCGGGCGTTTGCCCACGTTGGGCTGGACTACCGAGACCACGTCGAGATCGACCCGAGGTACTACCGACCGGCCGAGGTGGACCTGCTCCAGGGCGACGCGAGCAAGGCACGCAGGCAGTTGGGCTGGGTGCCGAGCGTGACGTTCGAGGGGCTCGTGGCGGGCATGATGGACGCGGAACTGCAAGCGTTACGGGGACGCGTGGTAGCGTGAGGCTATGCCGCAGCGCATCGAGTTCATCCGGGCGGCCCGGCCGAACTACCGGATCAAGCGGAAAGAGAACCGCCCCAACGGATACCAGCGGGGCTACTCGGACAAGCGTCACTCAGCGTGGCGACGTGCTGTTCTCCTGCGTGACAACTGGACATGCAGGGCGTGCGGTCACGTGTGCGGCGAGAAGGGCAACGCCCACGCTGACCACGTGTCGCCGGTCGTGCCGGGCACGAAGATCTGTGTCGATGGCCGCTCGCGGTATGACGTGGATGTCGGGCAGTGCTTGTGTCACTCGTGTCACAGCAGGAAGACAGCGAACGAGACGGCGGCGCGTGCGAGAGGCACCCCATAGCCCCCTGCCAAGGTGGCATGGCGATGACGAAAGC